CGTAGGCATAACAACTGAAAATCAGCTAGCTACTCTGCGTCGAGAGGTCACACCCGCCCAAAAAGCCGTCTTGGCTCAAATAACCCGAGAAGAACGTGGCGGACAAGTCCGAAACGTAAGGGGAGGCGGACAGCAATTTATTCTCGGCCCAGAAACAACTGAAGTTAGACAAAACATTCTTGACCGTGCCGCCGCAAAAGGCATTGTCCCTAGCGCACCAGCTGGCCGTGTTACGTCCGAAGATAGAAGAACATTTACTCCGCCAAAACCAAAAGCGGACAAAGCAGCACAAGATGCCGCTCGTGAAGCAGCAAGAGTCGCTGAAATAGTACGTTCACGCCAGTTATCAACGGTAGAGCTGCAGAGGCAGGCAGTATTTAGTGAAAACATAGCTAAAGCGGAGATGGCTAAAGATCCCATCCTTGTTCGTCAACTGCAAGGCCAACAAGAACTAATGCGGCTTGGTATTAGCGTCGCCGATGCGCTGGAAAAAGAAAAGAACAGCACAGCGCAACTGGCCATTGCACGTGAATTCCAAGCGAAAAAAGCACTGGCAGTACTCGAAATTGAACTTGATATAGAAAAAATAAAACAACAACAAACGGAGCAATACGATACTATCATTGCTGACCTTGACCTAGAGCTAAAGCTAAAAACAGCTACCACCGAGCAAGAACGCGAGCGGTTGCGGCTTGAGGCTGAACGCGCCAAGCTGAAAGGTAAAGGATTTACGGATGAGCAGATTGGCATTATTACAGGACTGCAAGCTCAAGTAGCAGCACCACTCACTGACGCACAAAAAATTGAGCAGCACATCGGCAAGCTAAAAGATGAAGTTGCCGACCTCACTAACATCGGCAACATCGCTATCACCGTTGCCGATGGCATTGGCACGGCATTTAGTCAAGCATTCCAGGGCTTGATCTCTGGCAGCATGACCGCCAAAGAAGCGTTGGGTAGCTTCTTTAAGTCAGTTGCGGATATGTTCCTTGAGATGGCCACGCAAATCATTGCCAAGCAGATGACGATGATAATCCTGCAAACTATCCTTAAGGCGCTTGGTGCAGTTAGTAGTGCATCTAGCGTCGGCGCTGGCGCATTTAACTTTGGGGGCGCACCTGGCGTCACGTTTAATCCAGGTGCATTTTCAATGCCGGCGCTAGCAGCCAACGGCGCAACCTTCGCCAACGGCATTGCCAAGTTCGCCAGTGGTGGCATCGTCAGCTCGCCCACGCTGTTCAAGTTTGCCGATGGTGGTACCACCCGCACCGGCCTTATGGGCGAAGCTGGACCCGAGGCGATCATGCCACTTAAGCGCGGCAGCGATGGCAGCCTTGGGGTGCAAGCCAATGGCCTACGCGAAGCTATGAATCTGGACCGCGCAGCCGGCGGCGGCACCCCCGTGCTCAACATGAGCTTCCAGTCCACTAATATCGGTGGCGTCGAGTACGTCAGCCGCGATCAACTGGAAGCGGCAATGGCACAAACCCGCCGCGATGCCTCCCGCGATGGCGCCAAGCGTGGCATGACCATGACCCTCGACCGTATCCAGAACAGCAGCTCCACCCGCCGTAGGATTGGGGTGTAATGGCTGACTTCCCTGCACTGAAGCCAACGGCCCGTAGCTTCCAGCTCGGCCAGTATCCGATCAAAACGTATCGGGCGATGTCTGGCGCGGTAGTGCGCCGCAGCTTTGGCAACAAGCCGTTTGGCTACACATTGGAGCTGGAGTTTGCCAATGTTCCAGAAGCCACCGTAAATGACATCTGCGATCACTACAACGGTCAAGGTGGCGGCACCTTGGGCTTCATAGTGCCAACAGAAGTGTTTGCTGGTTACACCAGCACGCTCCAAGGCAAGGTACGCATTGCTGCCGGCATCGAGTGGCTTTACGCCGAGCCGCCAAATGTCAAAAGTGAGCTGCGTGATCGCAGCAGCGTCACCGTCAGGCTGGTGGGTGAAATCAAATGAGCGAGATTCGCATCGCGCAGTATTTCGATATTAGGCCTGCCAGCGGTGGGCAGAGTCGGTTTCAAAACTACTTCGTTGGTCAAACGAAGAGTCTCGGTGGTGTTCAATATGACTTTGCACCATTTCGCGCCGATGGCAGTGTTGCCAATCTCAACGGTGACAATGCTGTTGTCCGTGTGCTGTTCCCGGCCACGGAGTTCAGCATCAAGCTGGCGGAGAAGGGTGACGGCAACCGGCTAAGCGAGTTGACACTAACGACGCAATGGCTTAACGCCGCCGAGGCCATGGTTCGCTCCTACGTCGAGTATTACGTCGGCATCGGTGCCAGTTTCAGCGAAACCACGGTTGAACTACGGTTCCGCACCGCCATGGATTCTGTCGGCGCACAGTTCCCAGCACGCATCTTAACCCGTAGTCTTGTGGGATTGCTTCCCCTTAACTCAGATATTGTGCTGCAATGATCAACACCAACGAGTTCATCGGTCTTCGACGCGCTTGGGGCGCATTTCCAGGCGATGGCTCCGGGACGGTGGATTGCTGTTTACTGGCTGCCGAGATCCATAAACGCCTTGGCTACTACGATTACACGCCCGATATCCTTAAGTATTTTCAAGAGTTTACCGATAGCACGTTTCCGCCCAGCATGATTCCCCGCTGGCTGCTGCAAAACGCAGATCGAATTAAGTCACCTCGTCTTCATGCGATTGTCTTGATGCGAGGCAAAGGCATGGGAGCTTTAGGAACAGTGCTCGAAGGTGGGCAGATGTTATACATCTCTGCTAGAGCAGGTGTTGTTTTGGCGCCTATTGTAAACCAAGCGCAGCACTTTTTCTGGTTACGCAAATGACCCGCAAACTACTGCCTTACGAATACGACCTAATCGAAGCGCTAGGCGTTACGAAGGATGAGTATCTGGATTTTATAGCACAGCAGCATGTCTATAAAGACCCAAAAGAAGGCACGGCGCTTGATGTTCGCAACAGCGAGGCTGTCGTCGCCTTGGTGCTGTCAATCGTCGGCGCCTTGTTCCAAGTGGCGGCAATTCTGCTGGCACCAAAACCCCCCGACGCTGAAGGCACTGCTCAAACCCGCGACCAGCGTATTGGCCGCCGGACGGGGTTCAACGGTACACAGGAACTCGCTAGCTATGGCGATGCGGTGCCGCTGGTCTATACCAACACTAAAACCAACGCATACGGTGGCGTGCGTGTGTCAACGCTGCTGCTGTGGAGCGCTGTGTTGAGCTTCGGCAACCATCAGTTTATGCGGCTGATGATGACGATTGGCGCTTCCAGGATTGGATCTATTGACCCCAAGCGCACCGCCATCGGACAATTCGCGGCACGCGACTTGGTGCTTAGCAACGTATGGCAGTATTTCAACCCCGATGGCCCAACGCGCTACGAAAATCTGCTGCCTGTCGGATCGCTTAATGCAAAAGATCCGACGCAAGATCAACGCAACGACACTACCGCACGAATTGCTTTTGGCGATAAGCTGAGTAGCAGTCAAGGTTTTAGCCAAGCATTTTCACCGACAACCAGCGACAAGGTAGGCGTGACTGGATTTATTCCAGTTAATGCGGAGGTAATGATTTTGACGCCTAGAGGTGACCGCGAGCGCAAATTAGTTGACGTGGAGTTGACAGGACGTGGAAATTTCTGGGGCAACAATCTTAACCGCCCACCTGTGCCGGTGGGGACGGCATTAAGGCTAATCATCGGCGACACCAGTGAAGCGCTTTTGTCGGATGACACCGCCGGCATTGCAGCGCAGGATGCTCAACGCGCTGCATCATCCATCGTGGATGATGGCGCACTGTTCAAGGCTGGTTCAGCCAAATTTCGCGTGCGCGGCGCTAAGTACGACGGCGACGGCAACATTGAAGATTCAAAGCTAACCGTTGATCTTGTATGCATACAAGAAGGCAAGATGCCGCGACTAGAATACAACATTCGCCACTGGCTAGAAACCGGCGAAACGGAGCAACAAAAAATAAATAAAAAGATTGCAGAATTAGATAAAGAAGTGGAAACAAATGAGTCTGAAATTGAAGACAATCAAAAAGCACTAGATAGAGGATATGTATATAAAATGCTTCCTAACGCTGAAAACAAATTGCGGCAAACAAAAGTACTACTAAGTTCCAAAGACCGCGCTCAAATAAAAAAAGAAATTGAAGAGCTTGAAAACAAAAATACCAGATTAAAGGGGCAAATAGAAGACCTCATAGCGGATAGTGCTGTGGTTGCAGTTGCACCTTTTTACACCAAAGGCTTTGCCCGCATCGAAGAGGCTGCTTACGCCAGCGTTACCAAGTGCAACGTGCTGGATCTGGCGCTGCGTTTTCAGGTGTATCGCCGCCTTAGTGGTCGCAGCAATGTCTACGGCAGCAAGCAAAGAGATTACGGACACAGCCCCTCGGACAACGGCGCCAAGGCACGCACTGCCATGTTCGTCGTTTACTACACCTTGAACAGTGGCAAAGAAAACTACATCCCCTACATCTTCTGTTGCCGTGGCTTTAACGAGCAAGATGTATTCACTTATCTAAAGCTGAAAACACCTGACGCCCCTAAACAGTTTGAAGTGCGACTGGAGCCTGTGGTAGATCCCTACACGGAAGTCGACACCCTGGGCATCAAGGGATACTGCTATCTAGACCCTGGCGCCGATGCAAGAACTCTCGACGAAGAGCGAACCGGTAACGATAACCTCACTGTTCATTTCAACGGTGTCCGCCGCGAGCCCAATGACAAAGATTAC